TATTACTAACGTAGGTTCGTTAGCCCTAGATTCAATATCTGCCGATGGTACAAGTATTACAATTAGTTCCGATATGGAAACAGCAACAAATAAGAAAATTAAACAGAAAGGAGCATTTATGCAATCAAGTACACATCAAGCAATGGTATTAGGAGGATAGGCTTATGGCAATTCCATCAGGTTCAGGTAGTGAAGTTTTACGAAATGCGGCAGTTGAATCAAATAATGCGGCTACAGCAAAAATAGATTTTGGAGGAACAACAGGAACAGGTTCAATAAGAAGTTCTGGTAATACAGCAGGAGTCGTTGCTGTTCCTACAAATGTGATTATTACTGTACTAACTATAAATTGCACTTCAAATGCTGGTACTCAGAATATTAATTGTAAAATAGATTGGCAAGGTAGTGGAACAATGAATACAATTTTTAATCATATTGGATTAGCAGAAGGGACAACATTTGTGTATAACGACAAAATTGTGCTTCGAGAAGGTGATGTTATGACAGTTTTTAATCATGCTGCTACATGTGATTGGAATGTACATTTTATATATCAAGATTGGACATAGGAGAATTGTATGAGTGGAGTAATTAATTCGGCTGGGTCAAAGTCAGGTGAAATTGGCACTACTGAACTGGATTATGAGGCAGGGACTTGGACACCTAGTGGTAGTAATGTAAATTCATCCGATGCTTCTTATATGAGGATTGGGGCAATGGTTTTTCTTCATGGATTTGTTAACATTGAAGGTGGTACTTGTTCTCAAGTAACTGGTTTACCATTTTCTATGAGAGATGGTACAGGAAATCATCAAGGTGATGGGGTTGCTAGTCATGTATCTGGTACTTCTGCAACTGTTCAATTGCATGGTTCAAAAGGCAACACGGTTTTGAATTTATATCAGGGGGCAAGTGGATTTTCTATTGCGGCTGGTAATAATATGTATTTTGGATTTAGTTACTTTACAGACAATGTGTAATTCAATAAAAAAATTAATATGCCTTATACACTAAACAAAATAGAAATAGTCACAGACTACAAGCATCTCCAAATAAGAGAGATTAACGATTCAGGTGGATTCCACAGAAGGATACTTACACCAGACATGACTCTTGCAGATGATGAGCATCAGGAGATAAAGGACAAAGCAGAAGAACTTTGGACTGATGAAGTTAAATCTGCATGGGCAACTTTTCAAGCAGAACAAGAAGCAAATAAACCAAAGGAGTAACTAAATGACAAGAGCAAGAACAATTGCAGATTATGGTAAACAAACTGCTGACCTAGCTACACAGGCAGAGTTAGATGCTACTTTGTTCCAAGGAGTACCTCACATAATCCCCGGTGTGCTGTACCCTGCGGTTGCTGGCAAACTCCTAGATGGTTCAACCTCCCACTCTGGTGCTTATGGCACTGCACAAGCAGATGGGTATAGCTACTACTACACAGACATCAAAGGAAGCAAGCCGATAAAAGACCCTAGAATTGGCGCACATTTTGGGAGTCAGAGGCATCCCTGTACTTCACTACAAAAACTAGAGCAGGAAACTGCAACTCATGGTAAGGATACATATTCTATTGATGGTAGAGAATGGATGAGAATACAAGGTCATACTGATAGACCAGTAGTAGCAAATGATAGCAATGGTAATTATATTAATTGTGGTAATGCAGGAAATGCCAGAGCAGTAGAATTGGAAATTACAGGATATTTTAATAAAGCAAATATTTCAGGATTTACAAATTCTTATGCTGGTAGAAAATGGGAAAGTTGTTGGGTAAATGGAACTGAAGTCACTACAGACACTACTTTTGTAACTACTGCGACAACTCCATTAGGAGGTAGATATGTTTCTGCAGGATCATTAATACCTATTGAAATGGGAACTGTAACTTCTCCGCAAATTACTACTATTAAATTAGTTCATGATTCAGATGGAGAAAGTAATTTATATGCCATAGAACTAATAGCCCAAGACACCACATCAACTGCAACCAAATCACAAATCCAGATTCCCTCACAGAATGTAGTCAGCTACGGAAAGAAGTTCACAGTAAGTGGTACACCACATTATGACCCTTTTAATGGTTTTACTAACAGTAGTTCCTTACACTCTGCATTTGTAGATACTGCAACCTCATTAGGATTATCTTCTGCACCCGGCTCTTCAGCATCATGGGCAATAAGTAGCACTAATAATATAAGACCCTACAATGGAATGAGGGTGGTTAAGTGGGTGGATAGTAGTGGAACAATTAAAACTTCTGTAACAGCAATGCCTCCGAATGCACAGAATATTAAAACACAAGTAAATGCTGAAATTACTACTCCAAGTGCAACTAATACAACTACAACTCCAAACATGAGTGATGATGCAGTAGATCATTCTTTATCGGAAGTTGCTAAGACGTACCATTGGAGAGAATTTGGGAATGGTGCAGCTAATACTGGTGGGTATGTTGATTATTATGCAGATGCAACAATGCTTAAAGATGTTGTAGATGATATTGGATACGTTATGGATGATGGTCTGACAAGTTTAGTAGGCAACGATGTCAGGGCGGCTAGTGATCAGGATTTAAGACCTGAAGATGATGCAGGAGATGATTTTTGGGCATCAACTTTTATTGGGACAGGAGTCTCGATTAAAACAACTACTTATGCGGCAGGGACATATCATATTGCCTGTAATTTACCTTATGGGACTCATGTTTTAAAAGTAGAGAGAGATGCCGATACTACACCAGATATGTATTTAGATGGCCTTACTTATACTGATGTTTCAGGAGGTACTTATGGTTGTTTGAGTGAGATTACTTTTTACCAACCAAAAATGCCACCCATACCAGAAGATGCAGTAGTCATTTCAGATTATATGTTAATGGCAGATTTTGTTAGACAAGCTGCTCCTACTAAAACTTCTGCACCTTGGAATGAAGAACATACTATAATCTCTAAAGGAGTTCGGATGTGTGGCCCTTCAAGAGACCTTTTTTATGAGGAAACAACAGGAGGTCATGTATTTTCCTTTGATATTCAAAATACAGGGCCGGGGGGTTTTTATTGTGCAAGTAATGCTACATCTTCAGGAGGTCAGAATAACTATGTTCAACTTCCGGCATTTGGTACGGATTATCTTCTTGCAAATCATTCAGGAGGAGGAATTGATTTATATGTTAATGGTACTGATGTTGCCCACACCACAACAACTGGACACAGTTTTATAGATATTTCCTATCCTGATTCAGCAACAACTTTAGGATTAAATATTTTTAAAGGTCAGGGTCTTGCTTCAGATTATTCTCCTTATGTTGGCCCAAAAGGATTTATGATAGTCTCTCCAACCCATACATCCTCACACTACCAGACCTTTGAAACACCTTTCTTACATGAGTTGGTAGGTGGTGATCGAAATATGGAGCAGACTAATCTAGTGGTTACACCAGATGGTAAGACATGGGATGAACTGAGGGATACGAGTTATATTGGGAATGTAAAATTGCAATTAAGTGCTGATGTAGGAGAAGTAGATTATAATGTTAAGGTTATTTTGGATGAATGTCGTGGATTCAAAACAGATTCAGATAAGGCAATCAACACATTCAATAAAGAGTTTGCAATCGCATACGATAGGATAATTTGTCTCGTTGATGGGGAATATAGAGTCCATTTTAACTCTATATGTATGGCAGGGAATAATCAAAATCAAATCTCAATATACGTTAATGATAATATTGTTTCCAAAGGTTATAACAATAACACTACTTGGGGTAAAGCTGTTGCAGAAGCATGTCTCCAATTAAAAAGAGGAGATTATATTTATATTAATGGTGGATACTGGGATAACGGAGGTGTAGGTCATTCGGGATTCTATATTGAAAAAATGAAATAATAGTAAAGTAAGGAAAAATGTTTATATCACACAAAGCAAATATATTCCAACAAGTACACGAAACTGAGTGGCAGTGCAGAAGAAAAACTAAAGGCATGACCAAACCTGAGTATTGGGCTTGGATTGATACAATTACTTCTGGTGATCCTCCAACAGTAGATTACTCTGGTGAAACTGGATATACCATTGTTGAATGTACTGATGAAGATGTGTCTGCAAGACTTGTCCAGTTAGATGATTATATATCTACAACTCCAGAAACAGGAACAACATACAATATCAAATATTATGCTTCCAAAAGGGATGCAGAAGAAATACTGGACAATGAAGGAAAGAGCCACGATCCAAAGCAATATGTTCAATCACACTTTGTAGGAGATGACTCAGCAAAGGATGCAAGGCTACTGGCAGATAAGTGGACTAATGTAAGAGCAGAGAGAAATAGAAAACTTGCAGAGACAGACTACTTAGCATTGTCA